GCGGCAGCCGTGGCCGTCGAGGGCGCGCGGAGTGTGATGCTCGCGTTCGTGGCGACGCCCGCGGCAGTGGCCGTGGACGGTGCCGTGAGTGTGACGCTCGCGTTCGACGCCGTGCCCGCGCCCGCGGCTGTTCCGGTTGCGCCTTGGACGGCGTTGCCCGCGGCCGTGGCTGCCGCGGTGGAGGTCGCAGGAGCGATGACTGTGGCGAGGGCCGTAGCAGTCGCGGCTGCGGTCGCGCTCGCGGTGTTTGAGCCCGACGCTGTGCCGTTTGCCGTCGTCGTCGCGGCTGCCGTGCTAGTAGCCGGAGCGATGAGCGTCACGCTGGCGTTCGATGCAACAGCCGCAGCGGTCGCAGTGGATGGCGCGGCCAGTGTCGCGTTCGCGGTTGCCACTGCGGCAGCCGTCGCGGATGCCGTGGCGACGATGACCGCGTTGGCGGTGCCCACCGCGGCAGCAGTCGCCGTTCCCGGTGCGGCGATGGTCGGCGACGAGGTCGCCGTGCCCGCACCCGTCGCGGTGCCGGTCCCCGACGTCACGCCCGCCACGGCGGACTTGAGCAGGATGAGGCCGGTCTGAGTCGTCGCCGGCGCCGTCGCGCTGAACGCGATCTGGTATGACGCGGGGGCGCCCGTGATGATCGGACCACCGGAGTCGCCGACCGCGAGTGTCGTGAACTGCGACGTGACCGAGTTCTCGGCGTCCTGGCGCAGCGTCAACCCGCCAAGCGGGGTGGCGGTCTGCACGGCCGTGGAGCGCGCCGCCGTCCACATGACGGCCCAGTCGCCATCCGCGCGGGGCGTGAGCGCGGTAGCTGCGGCGGGGTTCGACGTGGACGTCGAGACGAGGTTGTGCAGGTTTCCCGTCTCGAACGGGTTGGCCGTGTCGACGCCGCGATACGCGACCATCACCTGCGTCAGACGGCCCGTGCCGCCCGTGTAGGTGACGGTGAGGGTCGCTGCTTCGGTGCCGTCGTTGACGCGGTAGAACGCCTGCGTCGAGTTCAGCAGGTCGAGGCTCGTCCACCCGGACGGGGTAGCGGCGACGACCGTGTTGGACGACGTGGTGACGAACAGCAGCTGGAAGTCGCCCGCCGTCTGCGACGCCATGTTGATCGCGAGCGACGACGCGGCGCCGGCCACGGTCGCCTGCGTCGAGTTGACATAGGTGATCTGCGACGGAGCAGCGGTGACAAGCGGGGTTACCTTGAGGCCGAACGGCGGGACGAGCGCCCGAGCGACCGGGGCGCGGGAGAGCAAGGGCACGGCGGCGCCCCCCGGTTCAGCTAGTCAGGTTCTCGACGAGGACGTGGTCGCACGTGATGGTCGGCGCACCCGTGACCTGCGACAGCGTCGCGCCGATGTTCAGCGTCTTCGACGTCGTCGTGTCGACGGTGACCGCCGCGTTCGCGGTCGACGGGATGGGCAGCGCCGACCACGCCGACACCGACGAGCCGAGGAACACGATGCCCTGGCCCCACAGTGACCCGGTCGCGCCGAGGGTGCGGACGGTGAACGTGTACTCGAGGCGCCACGGTGCGTTCGTCTGCGACACGGTGAGCGCCTGCGTCGACAGCGTGCCCGCGAGGAGCGTGCCGCCCGTGCCGCCGTAGTAGAGGCCGATGAGGCAGTTGGTCGCCGTCGTGCCGCAGGTGTAGCGGCCTTCGGCGGTGACGCGCCACGTCGAACCGGCGGTCAACTGGTTCGCGGCGATGGTGAACGCCGGTACGGGGGTGATGTCGACGAGTGCCGCCGTCGATGCGACGACGGAACCCGTGAGCGGCGGGAAGTTCGCGAGCGCGGAGTAAGTGGGCATCGCGTCCTCAGCTCAGCGACAGAGTGATGCCGCCGACGGCGATCTGGAACGTGTTGCCGTTCGCGACGGACACGGGCTGGCCGTTGAAGTTGCCGAACCACGTCCGCAGGCCCGCGGAGTCGAGCAGCTCGAACGACACGATGGACCACGCGCCACCGGAGGCGTTCGTCCACGACAGCGCCGAACCCGCCGGCAGCGTCACGTTCGACCCGGCCGACGATGCGGTCGACGCCGTGCCGAGCGCGGTGCCACCCGTGGTGTAGCCGGTGCCGGTCAGCTCCGTGCCGGACGCGGCGGCGGTCGACGCGGTCGACGTGAGCTTGACCTTCATCGCCGAGGCACCCAGGGCGGTCCACGTGCCGGGGATGCCACCCGTACCGACGGGGGCGGTGGCGTTGATCATCTTGGAGACCATCGCCTGGTCGATTGCAGCCATTGTCCTACTCCTGGGGGATGTTCTCGAGGATGTCGCTGGTCAGTTCTGCGAACGACACGGGGCCGGACGCGACGACGTTGCCGGCGGCGTCGAGCACCTGCCATCCGATCTCCTCGCCGTTCGCGAGGGCGGCGGCGATGACCTGCGCCGGGTCGGTCATGCCGTAGTCTCGGCATCCGCGCTGCGGCGACCCTTCGGCGCGGCGGCGCGCACCTCGACCTCATCGGCGCCGTCGGCCTCGACGGCGGCACGGGCGGCAGCGGCGCGCTTCTCGGCGGCGCGGATCTGGTCGGGGGTGGCGTGGGGGCCAGCGTCGACAGCCATGACGGCTCCTTCAGTGGTGGTAGTGGCCGGGCGGTTTCCACCGCCCGCACCCCTCGTGGGGGTGCGGGCGACAGGAACGAACCGGGGTTCGATCAGACGCCGGTGAACGCCGGGGTCACGGTGCCGGTGCCCGAGATGAGCTGGGCCTGGTTGTAGCGGCTGAACGTCGCGGCGAAGTAGCCGTAGAGCACGAACAGCACGCCGAGCGAGGCGGCGGCGGGCTGCTCCGCGCGGATGAAGATCGGCGCGTTCGGGTCTTCCCACAGGTGCGCCTCACGACGGTCGAGGACGTACACGTGGTCCTGGGTGCCACCCGTCACGGCGCCGGCGAGACCAGCGGTCGTGACGTTGTTGTCGACGATGACGGGCGAGCCGTTCGGGAGAACGCCACGCACGCCGGAGCCGTACACGTTGTCGTAGTTCGTGCCGAGCATCTGCGGAACGATGCCGGGCTGGGTGATGAGCGGCCACGTCGCCGACAGGCCGTTCTGCAGCCAGTACCAGCGGCGGGAGTGCATGACCGTGATGGTCTCGCCGGAGGCCTGGTCGAGCATGGCTGCCTCAACGGCAGCCTGCGCCTGGATGATGATCGGGTACAGCTCGACGACCTTGGGCGTGGCCGAGGTGTACGCGACCACGGTGGACGACGCCGCAAGGCCGGTGGTGGCCTGGTTGATGAGCGTCGAGTCGAGCGTGGTCTGGTAGCGGCGGAACAGGTCGTCGAGGACGACAGCCTCCGTGCCGGTGCCACGCTCGATGGCCTGACGGCTCAGGGTCTGCTGACCGGCGTTCGTCTGAACGTTGATGGTCAGCAGCGTGTCGTCGATGTCGGTGTTCGACACCGCGGTGTTCTCCGACGCCTGCAGCGCAGCCGAGGTGGCCGTGGTGATGCGGGAGATGTTGACCGTCATACCGTCGGCGGGCAGTTCGTGGCGGTTGCAGGCGTCCGCGAACGGGCGCATGGCCGCGGTGGCCGGGGCGTAGAGGTCGGTGAGGTACTGCGGCACGGTGAGACCGGCGAACGCGCCGGTGCCGGCAGCGCGCTCGAGGTACTGGGCGCGCTCGACGCGCTCCTCAGCCATGTGACGGGCGAGGCGCGACTGCGCCTCGTAGTCACCGAGGAACGCGGCAGCGACGTCGCGCTCGAAGTCCTTACCCGCCTTGAAGGTCGAGCGCAGGGTGCCGGTGGACTGGTCGAACCCGCGCTCCTTGTGGGGGGCGTAGGTGCGCTCCTCGGACTTGACGCGAGCCACCTGGTCGTACGCGGGGCCGGACGGGGCGGGCGCCGCGGGGGTGACCGTGGCGGCGCGCTCCTCAGCGGCAGCGTCAGCGGCACGCTCGGCCTCGAGCGTGGCGATGTCGGCCTCGAGCGCATCGACGGCGACGTCGAGCGCGGCCTTCGCGGCACGCACCTCGGCGATCTTGTCGACGTCCTGCACGTCAGCGGCGTACAGGTCCGTGAGGGTGCGCGCGTGAGCATTGCGCTCCGCGAGCTTCGTAGCCACCTCGGCGCGCTTGCGCGCGATGAGGTCGGCGATGGTGATAGCCATGCGATGCCCTCCTGGGGCTTTGAGATGGGGACGTGCGGGAGAGCACCAGGCGTGACTCGTCCAGGCGGGGCGCGGACGTCAGGGGCGCAGTGCGGAACCAGCCCGACGGGCTGGGGGTTCGTGGGGTCAGACGCGCAGGCGGCGCGGGTCGGTCTCACCGGGCAGCGGCATGAGCCGTGAGCGCGGGGCCGGGTTCACGGGGTGCGGCGCGGGGGTGCAGTCGACGCAGTCCTCGCAGTCGCACTCAACCTCGGACGGGCAGCAGTCGCAGCCCGCGGCGGGCGCCATATCAGCGGCGCGGACGCTGCCCTTCGTGTACGGGTTCGCCCCGTAGCCGACGATTGCGACGTCGCCGCGGTTGATGCGGAAGCTGTTGATGCGGTACTCGGTGAAGTCCGCGTTCCACACGCCGTCCGTGATGAGGAACTTGAACGACATCTCGTCGATCAGGCCCGACCGCAGCTTCGGCAGGATGTAGGCGACGTCGGCGTCGTTCGCGTCGAGGCGCGGCGCGTACACCTGCAGCCCCTCCTCGTCCTGCGCGAGCTGCAGCGTGCCGTTCGTGGTGCGCGCGATGCGGCGCAGCGAGTCGTGCTCGAGGACGAGCGGCACATCGAGGCCATCGAGGGTCAGATCCTCGGCGGCACCGCGGGACACCACCTCGACGTACGGGCCGAACGCGTCGTACATCTCGTAGCCGCGCTCATACATCGACGCAACACCGCGGAACGAGATGGTGCCGGCGTCCTCGGTGGAGCGGATGTCCATCGCGGCCTTCGCGAACGAACGCTGCGAGCCGCCCTCGGGGGCGCTGCGACGCTGCGACGGGCGGTCTGCGTGGGTGCGGATGGAGGCCGCACGGTCAGCCGCCGCGCGGGCGACCATGTCCTCGAATGTCATGCGGGGGCTCCGTGGTTCGGTGTGGCCGACGGAAGGTGGTTGAACTCGTCGAGCTGCTCACTGGTCAACGGGGGCAGGTTGTCCAGTTCACGCGCCTCGGAGGGCGCAAGGATTGACTCATTCCGCGCCGCGGGGTCGAGGCGCAGGATGGCGTCCGTGGCGAACTTGACGTACTGCGGGCGGGGCAGCGCGGACGTCAGCGCGGCCTCACGACGGATGATCGCGGGGCCGAGGTTCAGCACCAGCAGCTGCAGGTTTCGCTGCGTCACGTTCGCGTACGTGATGTTGCCGCCCTTGCCCTGCACGCCGTCGATGAGGTCCGCCGGCACTCCGAAGAACCGCGACACGTCAGTCACGCCGAAGTGCATCTGCTCGAGGAACGCCGCCTGTGACGCGTCGGCGCTCGCCGCGGTGTACTCCCAGTCCGACCCGGTCACGAACACGTCACGCCCGGACACGGCAGCCTTGAACCGCTGCTTGGCGGCATCGGCGACGTCGGGTGCAACGGTCGCCTGCGTCGTGTTCCGCAGGATTCCCGCCGGGTTCGCGTCTGCCGCAAACCAGTTCAGCGCGAACTGCTGCGCCGACAGGTAGCCGCCGACCGACCACGCCGCATACGCGACGGGTGACAGGCCCATCGCCATGCCGGGAACGGTGAACTGGCGCTCGTGCCAGATGTCACGCGGCGCGTAGGTGCTCGACCCGATGCGGTACTCGGTCACTTCGGAGCCGACGCCGCGTACCACGACGTCGCCGGTCTCGACGAGGTCGATGCGCGCCGGATAGCCCGCAGCGGTGCGCTCCCGGATGATTCCGAACGAGTTTCCCGTGCGATCCAGCTCGAACTGCGACGAATACAGCCATTCCGTGATGCCTACTCGGGCACCACCGGGCTGGGTCAGGATGATCGGCTTGGCGACCTCGACCTGCGTGCCGTCCGGCAGGCGGCGGAATGCGTCCACCGGCAGCGTCGAGATGAGGTCCGCGCGCAGGCGAAGGCACGCCCACACCGCCGACGAACGCAGCGCGGAGTCAGGCGTCACGACCACCGAACCCGTCGTACGCATCCCCCAGGAGCGTCCGAACAGGTTCTCAGCCTTGAGACCAGCCCACGTGCGCTGCTGCGGGCGGAAGAACACACTCATGCGCTACCGCCCCGCGTGATCGAGTACGACGCGGCGATGCAGGCGCCGCCGGCGACCGCGAGGCCAGCCGCGACACCGAATGCCACGAAGGCAGCCCCCGTGAGCAGGGCGACGCCGGCGAGTTCGAGGGCCGTGGTGAGTGCGCGCACGGACACGGCTCCGATCAGTGGAAGGAGGCGAGCATCTGCTCGTCAGTCAGTGGGTCTCGTTCGCGGTTCGCGCCCCACAGGGCCAGCACCGCCGATATGAGTGGCGTGATGTCCGTGGAACCGCGCCGCTGGAACGACCACATGTCACCCGTGAGCTTCTTTCGAGCACCACGCACGGCCACGTTCATCGCTGGCTCGTCGCGGTGGCGGAACTCG